AATACTGTATGTTATGGATAGTTATTGACAGCGCTAATTCAAAAGTGCTCTCTACCCGAATGTAGGAGCTTCGATGGCAGACGAACCAAGTTTCTTTAATAGACTAACGCGACTTTTCAGATCAGGGCCAATAGTCAAAAGAAAAGTAAGGGCTTATCGTGAGCCCACCACTGGAACTGCAATTAAACAGTTTCAAAGATCTCAAAGTCATGTTTATGCTAATGCGATTAGCGCGTATGGCATGTATGATCGTATGAGTCGTTACGCTGATTTTCAAGAAATGGAAGCAACGCCTGAGATCGCCTCTGCTTTAGACATATACTCAGATGAAACAGTAGCCCAAGATGAAGTGGGAACTACTCTGCACATATATTCAGAGAATGAAAAAATAAGAAAGGTTCTTAACGAGCTTTTTTATGACAATCTTAATATTGACTTTAACTTAAATCCATGGGTACGAAATCTCTGCAAGTATGGAGACTTCTTTCTTTTTCTAGATATTAGTCCTGAGTATGGTGTTCTAAGTGCTTTTCCAGTACCTGTCAATGAGATTGAAAGAGAAGAGGGGTTCGACCCCGAAGATCCTCTTGCAACTCGATTCCGATGGATAACTCAAGGAAATAAAATTCTTGAGAACTGGCAAATTGGGCACTTTAGACTTCTGGGTAACGATGCATTCCTTCCGTACGGCTCATCCGTAATTGAGCCAGCCCGGAGGATTTGGCGCCAATTGATTATGATCGAGGACGCAATGCTTGTGTATAGAGTCATTCGATCCCCGGAGCGAAGAGTGTTTAAGATTGATGTAGGTAACGTTCCGCCCGAAGAGGTTGAAAATTATATGCAACAAGCTAAATCTGCGCTAAGATCAAGCCAGGTAATTGATAAATCTACTGGGCGTGTGGACATGAGATACAACCCATTATCTGTTGACGAGGATTACTTCCTTCCAGTTAGAGGGCAAGGTGATGGAACATCAATTGATACCTTAGCCGGTGGTCAGAATACAACAGCAATCGAAGACGTTGAATACATACAGAAAAAGCTCTTTTCAGCCTTGAAGATTCCCAAAGCGTATCTAGGATATGATGAGAATATAAGCTCTAAGGCTACACTAGCGCAAGAAGACATTCGCTTCTCAAGAACTATTGGAAAGATCCAAAAGGTAATAATCTCAGAGCTTAATAAGATCGCAGCAATTCATTTGTTTGCTAACGGATTTGAAGATGAGGATTTGGTGGACTTTCAACTTCGTCTTTCCAATCCCTCGACAATTGCCCAGCAGCAGAAACTTGAGCTTTACAGATCTAAGTTTGAAATCGCCGGTCAAGCTCCTGATGGGGTTCTATCAAGAGATTATATTAGAAAGCAGATTCTTGGATTAACATCTGAGCAGATTGCAACTATTGAAAACGAGAAGAATGCTGACAAGATCCGCGATCTAGAAGTTGAATCAATTACTCTTCCGCAGTCAGATACTTCTGAAATTGAAGCAGCTGCAGAGTTTGATGAAGATGAAGAGGAAGTTATCGGTGCTGAAGAAGAAGAGGCCGAAGCGGGTCTTGAAACGAGTAGTGACAAGATAGGCCGCGAGAAGAATCTTTTAACTTCGACTGAATCAGATGGCCCACCTGAAAATACACGAAAGAAAAAAATTACTATTGCTTCAGACTCTCCAGTAAAGCCAAGCTCCAAAGTCGGAAAGCCTAGAAAATCTAGAGGCGGCGACGGAAGATCTGATCCCATCCGACCTCCCGGTTCAACAGGCTATACAGGACAAGGAAAAGAGCGTCACATTAATAATCGTGTATTCGATCGAGAGATAGTAAAAGGTTCAGACTTGAAGCTCCAAGAGCAAGAAAGATATCAAAATAATATGACGGCAACATTAAAGAAAACCTTAAAAAAGCTCGAGGGTGACCTAGGTAATAATAGGAAAAAGTCGTCCTTAATCACTGAAGGAGAGGGTCATACAGATGGCGAGACATAATAAGAAGCGTAACTCTGGCTTGCTTTATGAGTTTCTAGTAAGAAGCATCTCAAGGGCAATGGTTGAGAACAATCGGGACAGAGAAGGTATTTCTAGACATCTTGTCCAGAAGTACTTTAGGAAAGGAACTGAGGTTCACAGGGAGTTTCGTTTGATCAACGCTCTAGTAAATGCCCCTGTAGGGAATGAAGCCTTGGCACACACTGTTCTTCACGAAGCTCGCGCTGCTGCTCATAAGTTTGACAGTGAAAAACTGAACAAAGAAAAGAATGCGCTAATCAGGGAGATCAATCACAAGCTTGGTTCTAGCTCTGTTTACAGTGAGTCTATTCCAAACTATAGGGATTATGCTACGGCAGGAACTATTCTCGGATACTGGCGTGACGAAACAGATCTTGATATTTCTACTGTTATCTCTTACGAGACCCAGCTTATTGAAAAGCTTTCTAGAGAAAAATCTGATACTAACATAGAAGAAGAATATAATTCTGAAATCGACGGCCTGGTTGTTAAGGTTATGTCTGAGAAGCTGAATAAGAAGTATAGCACGAAAATTTCTACAGATCAGATCTCTTTAATTAAGTCTTACATTTTCTCTGAAAATCTAGATGAAACTAAAAAATTGGCAGAATCTATTAAAGAAAAAGCCTTAGAATGCCTCGCAGAATATTCGAAATCTCAAGAGGGGCACTCACTTGAAAAAGCAAACGAAGTTATGTCTCTTGTAGAAAGTCAAAATATCGACAACTTAAATGATGAAACTTTAACTAGATTTTTACAGATGACACAGGTCGTCGAAGAACTTGGAGGATCCAAATGAAGCTCTTGACAGAATACATGAATTTTGAATACTCCAGAGACCAGATCAAAGAGTCTATCGAAAAGAACGACGGACGGCTTATGATGTCAGGAGTTCTTCAAAAAGCGGGCACAGTAAATCAAAACGGCCGCGTTTATCCTGAGGACGTTCTTGAAAGAGAAGTTAGAAATTATCAGAAGTTCATTAACGAAGGGCGCGCCCTAGGTGAACTAGACCATCCAGACACGTCAGTGGTGCAACTGATGAACGTTTCGCACGTAATAAGATCAGCGCACATGGACGACGGAGTTGTCTACGGAACAATCGAAGTTCTTGACACTCCAAACGGAAAGATTCTACAAAGCTTAGTTCAAAGTGGAATCAAGATCGGTATCTCATCTCGAGGCGTCGGATCTACAAAACATTCTGGTGATCATGTTTTAGTCCAGCCAGATTTTCAACTTATCTGCTGGGATATCGTTTCTGAGCCTTCAACACCCGGTGCATTTGTAATGAAAGAAGCAAGGGATCTAACGTCTTCTGAGATCGATCAAGTAAATCAATACCTTGGGAAAGATGTTAGAGTCGATAGAATATTTAACGATATTTTGCAATGGAAGAATGAGGAGTAAAAAATGCCTTTAGATAACGTTTACGCCGGCGCTGCTGACGTAGGATCATACCAGCTTTCTGCAGTGCCCTTCGTAACATCATCCGCCGCCACAGAAATAGGTGCTACTCCAATACGAGTTGCCCTTCCAAGTGTCTCACGATTCATCGTTGTTCACAATATATCTTCAAATGTTTTGAGATTTGGATTTACTGAGAATGGTGTAAAAGGAGAAGGCGCATCAGTGTCAGGCTCTCAGATAGCTGACCAGACGAATTATTTTATTCTCTCTGGAAATCAAACTACTGACCGCTTGGAGCTGAGATGTAAAGAATTATGGTTTGCGCAAGATGCAGCATCGCCTGCAGGGTTTAGTTTGCTGGCAGGCCTCGCCCCAGTGAGGCCAAGCCAATTTCCAACTCTGACTGGCTCTGCAGGATATATGGGTGTAGGATAATGGCAAAGCTATCAAGAACAGCTCTAAAGGGGCTAGTCAAAGAATGCTTGATTGAGATTCTTTCCGAAGGGATATCTTCTGACGTACTTATTGAATCCTCACGCCCGAGAAAAAATAAGTCAAAGAAGGTCACACCTGAGAGAGAGTTTCTCGCTAAGAAAAAATCTTTAGATAATGCTAGTTTTAAAAAGACAGCTGATCAAGCATCTAAAAATCTTACATCTGACCCAGTTATGCAATCAATTTTTGCAGATACAGCTATGACTACTTTGCAAGAACAAATTTCGGCTGGAAAAAGACCAGCAGCGCCTGCTGGTTCTGACCGCGCAGCACAAATAGTAAGCCAATCTGATCCAGAGGATCTTTTTGAAGATACAACAAACTGGGCATCTTTAGCATTCGCAGACAAAGTTCCCAGCGAATAATAGAACGTTTTACTTAGATCTCGATACGTATTTGTAGATAGTTTTAGTAACTGTATTAGGAGATAAGCATGTCTGATAAAGTGCCAATGGGAAACATTGTTGACGTTAATCCACCTTCCCAGCCAGGATCCGAGGGACATAGAAATCCCCAGACCCTTCGCCGAGCCTTTTCTCAGTCGCCAATCTATAGATTGAATGATCAAATCATCAAAGAAGATTTTGAGAACTGGGTTATGAAAGGTAATCTTGAGGGAAATGAGGGAAAAAACGGCTCAGGCTTTGGATTCTCTCGATTTAACAGAGACTTTGTCGATGCGCCCAATATCCCAGGAATCACTAAAGACAACGACGGGCGAGAAATTGTTTCTCCCTATGCACCAAATATTGCATCTCCTAACGAAGACGGTGAGCAAGAAGAATTAGTCTCCCCTCTCAAAGGCGCCGGCGGAGCATTTCGAGGAGATAGCCTTGAAAATCCAAAATCCTCTTCTGCGAGAATAGGAAAGCTTACACTCGGATCTTACGGTCTGGGAACCAGTAAGTCCCAATCTAACGGAACGCCAGGTTAGAAAAATGATTCTTAAGGAGTACGTCAATGGAATTAGACCAGACTCCCGATCTGGTTCTGGATATGGCAATGCTTCAAAAGATCCGTCAGGATATGGTAGTCCGTATACTAATAATTCTTATTTTCCCTATGTTGATCCTGTAGAAGATGTAGAGGCCCAAGATGCACTTCACAGTCCATCTGTTATAAAGAAATTTAACGCAAAGCTAAATAGAAATTATGTTAGTAATAACCCAGCTGGACCTTTTTATACAGACAGAGGGGCATATGTTAACGGAGCAAGTCGACTTGACTTATACGAGACGAAACTATCGCTAAAGAATATCGATCTATTGATTGAGATTCACGAGTCATTAGGCGGAATATCACAGTTGCAGGCAATGGGAAATGGCGCAGGGCTTTACAAGGTTCATACTGGAAAAACTATCGGGATGAATATTGGCTCAGCTCGAACCGCTATGGCAGTAAAAACTAAAAAAAGAATATATAGATTGAAGGACGTTCTTCTCGGTGACGACGGAGAGCTTGAGGATCAAAATGAGAAACAAAAAATTTAATAAAAAGTTCAATAAGCATCAAAGCGATTCCAAAGATGTCGCGGGTACTTATTTGACTGTAACCTTACGCCACGATGAATCACCAGAAAGTTTAGCATTAAGATTTAAGAGAATGTACAAACGATCTGGACTTCAAGATGAAGTAAGAAATTCATATTTAGGGTATCATAAAACCAAGTCAGAAAAAAAGCGCGAGAAGCATGTGAAAGCTGTAAAGCGCCTTAAACGAGATCAGAGAAGTCATTAATTTATGATTTTTTTTATTTCCGGAAATATTTAACAGTGTAGATGGGTGATTATTATGTCTAATAGCCTTTTTAAAGACGCGCTCGCAGACGCAAAGAAACTTCGTGAAATTGCGGAGCAAAATGCCAAGAATTCGATTATCGAATCTATTGCTCCAAAAATTCGTGAAATGATCGAAAAACAGATCTTAGGAGATTTCTCTGATCTGGGCAACGAAGATGATATCTTTGAATCTGACGAGCATGATCAAGAACTGGAGCTTACCTCGGAAGCAGCTCAAGAGCTGCAAAAGATGATAGGTAAGACAGTCTCCTCTGAAGAAGTCGAACTATCAGCTAGAAGATTAGAAGAATCTATTGCTGAATTGACGACATCCCTGGCAAAGGGAGTTGACGAGGAGATACTTGAAGGATTCACAAATACTGTTGAATCTCTAGAAGCAACCAAGCTGGTTATTTCTGAAGATGTTAACGAAGGTGAATATCAATCTCGATATGAATCTGCTTGGAAGAGCATTGAAGAATGCAAAGAGCAGATTACTGCAGCGCATAAAGCAACTATTCAGGTTGAAGCGCTCCAAGAAGTATTTGAAGAGACATCTGGAAAGATACCAGCAGATCTGCAGGAGTCTGATCTTAATAATTACATCACACTTGTTGGAATCGCTGACACAGCATCCAAGACATTAAAAGAAAGCCTAACCAGTTTCGAAGCATGCAAAATGCTCCAAGAAACATTTACTAATCTATTAGAGACAATTAATAATAATAGCGAGGAGCTAAAAGCCATGAAGAGATCTCTACGTGACCTTCTTTCAGAAGAAAAGATAACCATCGAGTTAGATCTCGGTGAAGATGTTGAAGTTGACGCCAGCCAGGTAGTCGCTTCTGTTGTCGACGAAGACGAACTTGAACTCGAAGATGAACCTTCCGATGAAGACGAAGCCGAAGAAGGTGAAGTTGAAGGCGGAGAAGTTGAAGTCGAAGAGGAAGAGGAAGAAGAAGTCGAAGCCGATGGCGAGCTCGAAGAAGAGGTAGTTCTAGAAGTAGACGAATCTGTTCTTGAGGAAGAGCTAGCTGAAATGGTCAGCGAAATGACTGAAGGAACAGCGGAAGCTGAAGAGCTTACAGAAGATGCTGAGGTCGAACTTACCGACGATACAGTTATCGAGATCTCTGAATCCATGCTCCGTGACGAACTCGCGAAACTCCGCACTCTTAACGAGGAAGAGGAATCCGAGGAAGAAACATTAAATGAAACTGAAGAAGCCCAAGAGGCGGTCGCCGAAGAGCAAAATGACCAACTCAACGAAAAATTAGAAGCATACCAAGGGGCGATCGAAGAGCTGAAGGGCCAGCTCGGAGAAGTGAACCTCTTTAACGCAAAACTACTCTACACAAATAAGCTGCTTATGAATAGCGATTTGACGCAGGCACAACGCGCACGTGCCATCGAATCACTCGATGAGGCAAGAAGCTTAAGAGAAGTGAAGCTGCTTTTCAAGACTCTCTCTGAGTCTTTCAATAAGCGTAGCAAGGAATCTGTTAATGAATCCAAGCGCGTCGTTGGAACTGCAAGTCGTGCAACACGTCCGGCAGGTGCTTCCCTGAATGAAGCACCTGAATCCACTCGCTGGGCACTTTTGGCAGGAATCAACAAGTAGTTTATTTCTTTTAACAAATTTTAACACATAACATAAATCTTTAAGGAGATTTAAAATGAATAAGTTTTCTCTCGAGTCTTTGACTGAGGGAATCCGCTCTCGTCATCTGGGTGAAGAAAATGCCCGCCTGACAGAGAAGTGGGGTCGCACAGGTCTTCTGCGTGGTCTTGATGGTACATCCCGTGAAAATATGGGACGTCTCCTCGAGAACCAA